AGATCGACGGCATGAGCGCGCTAAAAATCGCCGAAACGCTGAACAGCCGGGGCGTGCTTTCCCCGATGGAATACAAGCGCGACAGGGGTCTGCCCCATCCAAAGGGCGGCTTTGCGGATACGCCCGACGCCAAATGGTCTGCCACCGCTATCTTCCGTATCCTGAACGATGAGACCTATACGGGGACACTGATCCAGGGGCGGCGTGGAACCCTAAACTACAAAATCAAGGACACTGTGGACAGGCCTGAATCGGAATGGAAACGCACCGAGAACGCTCACGAGGCCATCGTCAGCCTACAGGACTTCAACCTTGCCCGGCGCATCATGCAGCTCGACACCCGCACCGCGCCGGGCGGCGACAGGGTTTACCTGTTCTCCGGTCTGCTCATCTGTGGCTGCTGCGGCGGCAGGATGACCCGCAAGACCAACCGCTACAAAGGCAGCGAATATTTCTACTATTATTGCCCCACAGGGAAAAAGAACGGCTGTGACGGCGTGGGCATGATTCGGGAGCAAGACCTCATCCAGTGCGTGCTGGAGAGCGTAAAGGGGCATATCTCTGGAATTGCGTCCCTGGATTCGGTGCTGGCCGTCAGCGATGGACGCAAAGCGGCGATTGCCCTTGCCCGCCAGCTCGGACAGCAGATTGAGGACAACGAGCGTCAGCTTGCGAAGATTACCGGTTTCAAATCCTCGCTGTATGAAAACATGGTCAGCGGCCTGCTGACAAAGGACGACTTCAAAACCTTGAAAGCAAAATACGCCGCCGATGAGCTTCGCCTACGGGACGCCATTGCCGCGCTGGAGGATGAGCGGGGCAACGCCCTTGACGGCAGGGCCGAGCGTTTGCGCTGGATGGAGCATTTCCGCAAGTTCGAGGGTTTGGAGGCGCTGGATCGCCGAACGATGGTCAACCTTGTGCGCAGCATTCGTGTGCTGGACAAGACCGAGTTGAGCGTGACATTCCACTACCAGGCGGAGTATGCACAGGCTCTCGCGCTTCTTCGGCAGGAGGTGGCATAATGGCACGGAAAAGCAGAAAAGAAACCTCAATGGTTCCGACCATACAGAAACAGCCCGTTGTCTATCATGCCGCCGCCTACATCCGGCTCTCCAGCGACGCCAAGCGCAAGCCGGGGGATTCCCTCGAAACCCAACAGGATATCATCGAAAACTTCATCGCGACGTCTCCCGACATTCAGCTCACCGAGGTCTATATTGACAATCAGGCCACCGGCACCAACTTCGATCGCCCCGCCTTTCAGCGGATGTTTGCGGATGTGGAGAGCGGCAGGATCAACTGTATCATCGTCAAAGATCTTTCAAGATTTGGCCGCAACGCCATCGACTGCGGATACTACATCGAAAAGCAACTACCCGCCCTGGGCGTGCGGTTCATCGCCGTGACCGATGCCTTTGATTCTCTTGAGGGGGACGGCGGTATCCTGCTGCCGCTCAAAAATATCATAGCTGAATCCTATGCCCTGGACATCAGCCGCAAATGCAGAAGTGTGCAGCGGCAGAACATTCAGGACGGGCGCTTTGTGGGCCGCATGGCGCCCTATGGCTTTGCCAAGTCAACCGAGGATTGCCACCGCCTGGTGGTGGACGAGGAGGCCGCCGCCATCGTGCGGCAGATATTCGGCTGGGCTGCCAGTGGTATGGGCGTCGGAGAAATTATACGGACGCTCAACGAGCAGAGCGTGCTTCCACCCAGCCATTATAAATGGGAAAAGGGTCTGATTACAAACAAAAGACTGCTGGGCAAGCCCTTCTGGCAAAAGCGCACGGTCATGGATATTCTCAGGGACCGGGTCTATGTGGGAGATATGGCGCAAGGAAAGACCCACACGTCGGGCGGTAAGCAAAATTCCATTCCGCGCGAGGAGTGGATTTGTGTGCCTAACACCCATGACGCTGTTGTTTCCCAAGAATTGTTCGACCGGGTGCAGGAGCGGCTTCGCCATTGCTCCGAACGGGACAAGGCTGTGCGCAGTACCGCAGTTGCGTATTCTCCCCATCTGTTCAGGGGCAGGATATTTTGCGCCCACTGCGGTCATCCCATGCACCGCCACCGCCAGAATAAGGACGGTACTTACTGGTACCGCTGTGAATCCCAGTGGAAATACCACAAGGGCGCATGCTATCAGGTGTCGGTGAAGGAGGAAGAAATCAAAACCGAGGTGTTTGCCCTGCTCCGCAAGCACGCTGAAGCAATACTGGGCGGGTATGTCCATCGGGAGCGTATGACGCCGGTAAAGAATGCCGCCGCCGAGACCGAGCTGGCAGAGATCAACCGGGAGCTGGCATCCAGCGGGCATTTTCTCAAAAGTCTTTATGAGAGCTTGATGGGTGAAATCATTACCGCCGACGAGTTCGCCGCCATGAAAGCGGATTATGAAGGAAAAATCAAAGCCCTGTCGAAGCGGGCCGATCAGCTCCGCGCCAAACGGCGGGAGCGGCGAAACGAGCGGGAATCCTATCAGGACTTCGCGGACGCCGTTTCGGAGGCGCTGGCGGAGAGTGAATTGACCGCCGACACCGCCCAGCGGCTGGTGGAGCGGATTCACGTTCGCCGTGACAAGAGCTTTGAGATCGTCTTTCGCTTCAGGGATGAATTTCGGGAGGTGAAGTGCGTTGGCTAATTTGATCATCGCAAAATATATCCGGCTTTCGTTGGACGACAGCCATACCGACAGCATGAGCCTGGGGCATCAGCACCTTTTGTTGGATCAGTACATCGCCGATTCCGATTTGGACGGCCCGGTGCGGGAGTTTGTGGACAACGGCTTCTCCGGCCTGAACTTCGAGCGTCCCGCCGTGCAGGAGCTTCTAGAGCTGGTAAAGGACGGGCGGGTCGGCTGCATCCTGGTCAAAGACTTCAGCCGTTTTGGTCGCAACGCCATCGAGACCGGTTACTTCATTGAGCGGGTGTTCCCGCTGTACCGGGTGCGCTTTATCTCGGTTTCCGACCACTTCGATTCTGCACAGCATGATGGCGACACCGGCGGTATGGAGGTGGCGTTCAAGTTTTTAATGAGCGAATATTACAGCCATGACCTTTCGAGGAAAATCAGCAGCGCGAAGCAGGAAAAAGCCCGCCGGGGCGAGGCAGTGAGAAAAAACTGTGCTTTTGGGTACAAGCTGGACGATAACCGGAAAATGGTCATCGACCCTGAAGCCGCCGAAACAGTGCGCATCATCTTTGAGATGTACGCTGCCAGCAGGAGCATTTCCAAGATTGAGAAACGGCTTTACGAGGAGAATCGGCCCACACCCGCCGCGTGGAAGAAGTATCGATGCAGGACCGCCGAAACCGAGGAGTTTCGCTGTGTGTGGCAGAAGGGCACTATCCTGAGTATTCTGCAGGACGAGCAGTATCTTGGCACCTACACGGCGCTGAGAACCAAAACGAAGGAGATCGGCAATCCCAACCGGGCGCCAAAAGCCAAGGAGGATTGGGTCAGAATACCAGACCATCATCCGGAAATTATTCCGAGGGAATTGTTTGATGCGGTGCAGGAAAGTTTTCGCACAAAGGGCGAACCCCTGCGCAAGCGAAAGGTGGGAACATCCCAGCGGTATCCTGCATCGGACTCGCCCCTGAAGGGTAAGGTTGTCTGCGGCGTCTGTGGGCATTCCCTGCGGCTGAGCAATACGAAAAACGCCGCGTTCCATTGCTGGTTCACCCGCTCGGCGCCGGACATCGCCTGCCACAAGCTGCGCGTCCCAAGTGGGGAACTGGAGGATGCGGTGCGTGAGGCTGTGGTACGGCAATCGAAAATCGTTCTGAACCTTGATCAGGACGATATGCGGAGCTTTCGCTCCAAGCGGCAGTTGGAATCCGAGTGTAGACTGCAGGAACTCCAAAGCGAAAAGCAGCGCCTTTATGAGAGCCTGGTGCTTGGGGATATCCGTCCCGAAGAATACAAAGAGCGGAAGAAAGTATTGGATGCCGCCCTTGTCCGGCAGCGGGACGTCCACGAGGTCATCTGTGAACAGGAAGAAAAAACAGCCCCCAGCGCAGCTTCTATTCAAGCGGCGCGGGAGGCGTTGGACGCAGATAAACTTGGGCAGGAGCTTGCCGACCTGCTGATCGACAAGGTGTTGGTTTATCCCGATAACCGTATTGAGATTCAGTGGGGAGCTTCGGGATTTGGCTGCATTGATGCGGCTGGCGCGGATGATCTTTGGGTCGCTATTTGAGCACGCGGGCAAACGCACACAAAATATGTCAAGCCCAAGAACTTGTAATAAGAATTTAAGCATAGCAAATAGCGCGCACATCAGGGAAGCCTTTATATTTAAGCAAAACGGACGCTTCAGCACAGAGGTGTCCGTTTTGCTTCGTAGATTTAGGGATAAGATTAATAATTATAGGGCATCTCTA